TCATACTTATAGCTATTCAGTGCTATTATTTTATAGTAATCTTCAATACTATAGTAACCATTGAACCAGTCTTTAACTGCTATCCTATAACTCATTAAATCTTCTACACTTTTAAATTCTCTATTGATTAACTTGCCAGCTTTCTTGATAATTGAAGGGAATATACCGTCTTGGGTTATTATATCACTCGTGAATTCTGGAATCTCTACTTCTCCGCATTTAAAGAATTTAAAGGGATGTTTGATACTGATTTTTGAAGCTACACATACGAAGTCGTCTCCTTGCGACATAATCAATTTAGGTTCTGTGATATCGAAACACATGTTGCATAATGTTAAATTGACTAGTGAATTAGAAAATAATGTATCCGCTCTCCCACTCTGAAACATGCCTTGAACTGACATTCTAATAGTTTCCGCATCAGCAGCCCAAAAATCATTATTTGCTTGCAACCATTTAGTAAGCGTCTCATCGACACCATAACTTTCATAAACGTAGCTCATGAATCCATCGTTTATCGGTCCATCTCTAACCGAATCCATCTCACTGATATCTGATTCAAAGCATACGTGTTCTTCTAATCCGTGTAATCTTTTCCTTATTTCTTCGCCTATCTGTTTCTTGGAATATCCATACCCGAACATGACGTCAGGTCTAAAATCTTTTCTTATATTCTTTTCTAATACTGTTATAATGACACCCATTAAATGCGTTATAAATTTAGGTTGAGCCGATACAGGTTGTCCTGCTTTCAAAGTGCCATTATCATGTTGCAAGTAAGATTCTTCGGCCATCTTGACTTTCTTTTGTGGTTTATTAAACAAAGTGATCTTCGACCTATCTGCATACGTGTTGTTGAACTCTGCAGCGTTTACTTTATCTCCTTTCAATTTAATCCTGCGAACTTGTTCAGCGTATGCATTACTGAGATCATCAGCTTGTATTCTCGTTTTGTTAGGTACTAGCACATTGAAGGACTGTCTTAATTTGTTAGTCATATCGGAATCACTCATTTCATACTTCTTCTTATTGGTTCCAAATCTCTTTATCAGTGTATATAATATATTGTCTGGTGCCATGGTTGTTCTCCTGCCAAAATTTGGGGCCATAAACCTCCAATACCTATTGGTTGTTTCTTCTCCTAAAGCCATAGTCTTGAAGTGCTTAGGTTCCTTTATTCTCACATCATTAGATACTTCTGGGAA